TATAACCAGCTCAAAGATACGACTATCAAGACATTTATGGATTGGTTTCCTCCAAAAATATTTGGGGAGTATAGGGTAACTGACCATGTATATGTCATAACTAAATTTCCGGGTGTCCACTTAGAGGTTATTTTCCGTGCTCTTGATAGGCCAGATCAGGTTTCAAATCTTCTTTCTCTTGAGGTTACGGGGGCATGGTTTAACGAAGTCCGGGAAATACCACTTCCTATTATTGATGCCATGGATTCACGTATCGGACGCTACCCAAGCAAGAGGGATGGAGGAGCATCATGGTTCGGAATTATAATGGATTCAAACCCCTGGGACGAAGATTGTTTGTTGTATAATATTTTTGAAAAGACTCGTCCCGATAACTGGCAAATATTCAAGCAACCGTCTGGTCTTTCAACCCATGCAGAAAATTTAACCCACTTGCCTAAGAATTATTATAAAAATCTGGCCAAAGGTAAAAGTGAAATGTATATCCGTATTTATATTCATGGGCAGTATGGATATATTGTTTCGGGAAAGCCTGTGTTTACTTCGTTTGTGGACAATGTTCACGTGGCTTCTAATGTACTTGAACCGATGAAGGGAATTGATGTAATATGCGGATTTGACTTCGGATTATGCTACGATGACCAAACGGAAGTATTGACTGAAAATGGTTGGAAATTTTTTAAGGACGTGTGCGATGAAGAATGGGTGATGACGAAGAATTTTGAAACAAATTTAATTGAATATCAAAAACCATCAAAGAAAATAGAACGATGGCATGATGGAGAAATGATTCTTTATGAAAATAATAACCTTAATTTTTGTGTAACTCCAGAACATATAATTCCATGCAGGAAAAAAAGTGGTCATGTTGGTATGCTCTGGAAGGGAGATTATAGATTGGCGGCGAAATATCTTTATGATGAGACATCTACGAATTATGCTGTTGATTTAATTTCAGAATGGGATGGAAATAGTTATGGTGATTTCGGACCATTATTCTGGAAGGCATCTATATTATCTGAATTTATGGGCTTGTATTTAAGTGAAGGATGTTTCGATAAAAAGAATAGCAGAATAACTATATATCAAGATAAATGTGATAATGAATTTCAAAGAATACTCGACAATACAGGATTAAACTGGATTCGATCAAAAAAATCATGGAGGGTATGTAATAGAAAGTTAAATAAATATCTGGGTCAATATGGTCATGCAGGGGATAAATATATTCCTGAAGAAATAAAAAAAATGGGTAAAGAGGAAATTCTTTTATTCATAATGGCATATACTCGCGGAGATGGTCATATAAGAATACGTTCAAATGGGGCAGAAGAGCATACAATATTTACTATATCAAAAAGAATGGCTGATGATTTTCAAGAGGTGGCCCAAAAAGTTGGTTGGTATGCGAAGATAAGAATTGTTAAACCACAAGATTCTGTAATATTTGAGAAAGAAAAAGGGAGGATGATTCACAACGAAGGTGGATATTGTGTTACATTTAAAAAGCGTGCTAAGAAATCAAGACTTTTAAAAATATACTTCAGTAAGATACGGTATTCGGGGAAAGTATATTGTCTTACTGTTCCCAACGGGACTCTCTATGTTCGCCGTAAGTTTAATCCAAGCTGGAATGGGAATTCTCCTGCTTGCTGCATCGCCCAGCTCACCCCCCTCGGCCAGCTCAGGATCCTTGATGAACTTGTGTCTGATGGCATGGGGATCCGGCAGTTCTGCGAGAACCAGCTTCTACCCCTCCTGCGGAAGAAATACTTCGGGATGAACGTCATGGGGTACGGGGATCCTTCCGGGACCTCCCGTGCGCCCACGGATGAGTCCACCTGCTTCGACATTCTCCATAGCAAGGACATTGGCCTGACGAACATCATCCCCGCGGAGACCAATGCTATTATGCCTCGCGTAGGCGCTGTTGAAAATTTCCTGAATAAGATGTATAAGGGTGAACCGGGCTTTATTCTCTCCCCCAACTGCCACTTTTTGAGGAAGGCCATGAACGGGGGATACCACTATGAGAAGGAGCCGAAATCCCTGGGGCAGGAATATAAACCTATGCCAGTCAAGAATTTCTCAAGTCATGTATGCGATAGTTTAGAAATGTTATGCCTTTATCTTGAGGATAAAACCGGGCGTGACCAGAGGCATAAATCGTTTTTAGCGCAGATCAAGAGGCATGAGTATAGGCCAGCTTCGAGTGAGGCAGGATATTGAGATGAAAATAAGTAGAGTGCCAGACGGATTTTATCACGCCCACATACATGTGATTTCCAATTACAAAGGAGATGAAATCCGCAGATACTTCAAGCAGAAATTCGATGTGGAATATGATTTTAAAGAGAATGGTGAAACCAAGTTTGGGACACACTTCACGGTGTCCAACAAGGACAACAGTGACGTAAGGCATTTTATTTGCATACAGGAATTTCAATGGACAGTGGCTCAACAGGCACTGGTGATCCATGAGGTGTTTCACATGATAAGTGATATACTGAGAGATATTGGGATTCCACACACCAAAGATACGGAAGAGGCATACGCTTTTTATTTGCAGTACATGATACAAAGGGTTCTGCACTTTTTACTCAGAGACACGGGTTTGTTAAAGAAGAAAAAATGACTGGTTGAGGGGCCACAACTACAGGAGGATTTATCATGGACGCTATAAAGGATGCTCTCAACGAGAAGAAACGGGACTCTGATGTGATGAGGGCCTTTGGGTTCCGGCTTCGCAACCAGTTTACGATCAACGAGGCTTACCGTAGACCCAAAGAAATGGAGTGGTTAGAGAGTTTACGCCAGATGAAGGGACTCTACGACCCGGACGTGAAGATCGAGACAAACAACTCCAAGGTCTACCCGAAGATCACGAGGTCGAAGGTTAATATCGTACTCTCACGGCTTCATGAGATGCTTTTCAGTCCTGATGATCCAAATTTTGAAGTTGAACCAACTCCTGAACCTCGGATTTCTAAGGAGATTGTCAAACAGATCGCCATGTCACTCATCACCCAGGATCCAGAGACCGGAGAACCCATCATCCCCGGCATCGAGGATCTCAATCTGGCCATCAAAAAGTTTTGCAAAGAGACCGCTGCCAAAATGACCAGCGTAATCAATGACCAATTCACTGAGATGGACTACCCGGAAGAGACCAAGAAAGTTCTGCGTTCCGGCCTGATGTACGGCACGGGAGTCATGAAGGGACCTCTCATCAGCAGTCGCACGAAGCGAATTTGGGCGCCCACGGCAGACGGAACCGATTATGAGGAGAACAAGACCAGTGAAGACGTCCCCCTGCTCAAGTTCATCCGCCTTTGGGACTGGTATCCTGATGCCTCTGTCACTGAGATCGACAAGATGGAGGGGTCCTTCGAGCGCCACATCATGACGAAGCATGACCTCCGGCAGCTCATGAAACGAGAGGACTTTTATGCTGATATGATCTCGGAATTCCTTGTCGATCACCCTTCCGGAAACTACACTCCAAAGAACTGGGAAGTGGATCTTCAGGTAATTGAGATTGAGGCCGGGTCAGGCAAGGGATCCAGCCGTCCCTCCACGTCAACCCCGATTGGAGAGGATGGTGCCGGTCGGTCAACTAATCGGCAGACCGGGAAGAAGTATGAAGCCCTTGAATACTGGGGATATGTCGATGGATCGGATCTTGCTCAATGCGGACTTGAGGTTGATGATATCGAACTCGAATACGCCGCAAACGTCTGGTTGCTTGGCGACCGGCCCATCAAGATTGCCCTCTACGAGAAGGCCCTCGATGAGTACAAGGTGTTCTACTATGAGAAGGATGAGACCTCTTTATGGGGTGAAGGTCTTGCCCGAGTCATGCGTCATTCTCAGATCTCTATCGCCGCTGGTGCCCGAATGGTCCTTGATAACGCAGCGTGTGTCAGTGGCCCGCAGTGTGAAGTCAACCTCGACCTCATGGTGCCGGGAACGGATGTCAATTCCTTCTATCCGAGGAAGCTCTGGTTCCGTGAAGGCCGCGGCGTCGAAGCCCAGTATCCCGCGATCCGGGACCTTCAATTCGACTCCCATATCCCGGAACTTCTTTCCATCATCGATGCCTTCAAGCAGTTTGCCGACGAGGAGACCACACTGCCCACATGGATGATTGGCCAGATGGTGAACAACGAAACCGCCCAGGCCACCTCCGGCCGGATGTCCATGAT